TCACTAGAGGAGGCTTGGCCTCAAACGTTTTATTTAAGATCTCTACAATCTCTTCCGAGTCTTTATACTTTAACCTTAATACCTCTTCGAGTTTCATTCCACAGAAGATCTCTAGCATTTTAGCCTTAATAAATTTCTCGTCTTTGTTTTGATCCTGTATTTTTAGAAAATGTTTATAGTCCCGTAATTTTATGTTATCTAAACTTTCGGGAATGTCTACTTTGATTTTCATAACTATATAACGGTTTTAATTAAATATTTTATTAATAAAAAAAAGAGAGTCAAGAGTACCCAAACCACTTTGGAAAATAGTACCCTCACTCTCTATCCAAACTAACCATAATAAAACTAAACTAATGAAAAATTCTAAAGCGGTTTAAGTTTTTCATATTTTTTTCTCAGCTCGTCAAGATCTAGTAAGGCCTTATTCTTACTATACTTATAATCGCTTATAGCCTCTTTATGAAAGTGATTATCCCTTTGGATCTCGACTACATATAAAGAGATCTCTAATAAGCTATCTCTAAACTCCTTTAGTTCTTTGTTTTTTGGTTTTAATTTAATCCATTTTCTCAAAGTTGTTGAGCAATATTCCATATTAGAATAATACTCAAGATCCTTGAGATTTTGTACTTTGTCTATTGGCATACCTAAATATAATAAATTCTAGGCATAATGGATAACCATAGCTACCCAAAATAAAAAGAAGACCGCACAAACAAATAGGAAGTCTCCTAACATTCTTAATATATCTTTAAATCTATTCATAATATACTTCGTCTAATACTGTAATATTATCCCAATTTTTAAGAGCATAACTTATAAAATTATCGATATGCTTTTCGTCCTTAAATTCTCTGTTTACATAGACGTTTTTAGCTCGTCTATCTCTAAATACTATTGTCGCTTTGATTGCCATTTGTCTAAATATTTAAAAAACAACTATTCCCTCAGCATTTACTAATCTTATAAATCTAAGAGCGTTTGATTTATTTGTAAACATAACCGTATTACTACAAATAGTATCTAAAGGCCTCATAAATGATCTATTCCAATTCGGAGATATAAAATTATAATCTACAAAGTGATGACCTCTAGTAGAGTATTTATCATATTTAGCATTAAAGATCTCAGTAGTATCTTTATTACAAATATTTTTTAAAGGATTGTCTTCTTTAAGACTATCAGCTATTTTAGTATAAACATCAATTATTTTCATTTGTCTAGTTTTAAATTAGAGGCCTTTTGATTTGTCTAAGAGTAGCTGCGGCCTTTTTGCAGCATTTCGTTATTTAAGGATAACTCCTTTGTTGCCTCGTTAGGTATCTTGCTTTGACCTTTGCTCGCTCAACCGATCCGTATATTTTAGGGATCTGACTTTAACAACGAGATAAAGATAAGACTTTATTTTGGATTATCAACAAAAAATTTAAAAACTTTTTATCTTATTATATATCTACCTCTGTTGGGATTTTCTAGAGACATCATTAAAGCATAACGACAAGCGTCAATACAATCGGGGTGTAGGCCTGTTGGTTTCTGTAAATTGTTACCCTCCGGATCCTTAGCCCATACGTAACCCTGTAACTCTCTAATTAGATTTTTAGATCTTGAAGTTATATAGATCTCATTTTGATTAATTAAGTTAATTCCATATATAACTGAGTTTTGGCCTTTGGTTACCGGATATACTTTATGACCGTAAGATCTCAGCTCTGCAATACTTTTAGGCTCGGCTGAGTCTGCATATATATTATAGTTAATATTGTTCTGTTTAATGAAGTGGCTAAGATCTCTATTTAACATTCCTTTTTTATATAGGATCTCATCAAAGATATAAGCCTCATTCCATTTATATAGATTTATGAGGCAGCTCGGATCTACCGAATAGCCAAAGTCGAGGCCTCCACAAAGGATCCTAGCCTCTTCCGGTATTTTATCAATAGGTTTCCAATCCGGTATGCAAGCTCCCTCTAAACTACCTATCTCTCCAAGTCCGTATACTTTCCACCAATTAGCCCAATATGTAGAGGTCTTAGCTTTGATCTTAGCTTTCTCTATTTCTTTTATTATAGTCTCGGGTAGGCTATTATTATCTTTATAAGTAAGCGTTAAAAAGTCTGTATCTTCTTGGCCTATAAGTTCTTTATCTACCCAAAACAAATTAGTAGGATTATAGTCTAACCAAATATTATTAGAAGTCCTTACGCTTAATTGTTGGTAGCTTTCAAAAGATATGTTATTGCACTCATTAATAAATAGATCCGTACGTCTAGCTCCTCGTAATCTATCCGGCTGATCTGTGCTGAAAAACTCTATATATGATCCGTTGCTAAATTCGTATTTTAAGGTAGTCTTATTATACTTTCTATCGTCGTACCTATTGAGGCTTTTTAAAATGTTTAAGAAGTCCTTTAAAGCCCCTCTACGTAAGTGAGGAATAGTCTCTGATACTATACTTATTTCTTGTCCTTTATTTCTTATAGCATAATCTATAAGGATTAATAATATAGCTATTGTTTTTCCGGCCGACGATCCTCCTCTTATAATTCTTATTCTACTGTTTAATTGTCTTAGTTTATTTAGAGCTAAGGTTTTTTCTATTTGCATTTAATCAATAAATAAAGGCATATCCTCGTTTATATGTATATCCTTAGTCTCTTTTGGTTTACCATATCTATAACCTAAATACAAGCCCATAGCTCGCATATCTCCGCTAAGAGCTTTTTCTCCCAACTTCTTAATAACCTCTTCTTTGTTTATTATACTATCGAGCTTATCTATTAAGTCTTGCTCTTGTTCTTTAGGCTTTCTGCCCGCCCCTTTTCTTTTACCTCCGTGTTTACTCATCTTGAAAAAAACTTGATTATTCAAGTTATATAACGTAATCTACTGATTTATTTTAGTATAATTAAGTATATGCTTTTTTGTTTCTATTAAACATCTATTTCTTTTTTTATTGCTGCTGAATTTTCTAGGTATCTTTATGGTTATATATTTAGGTTTAAAGTATCTCTTTATTTTCTCTATTAATTTCATCTCTTAGGTTTATTTGGTCTTTGGGATCTCTATTTCTATTGTACTGATCTACAAACCATTTATCGTCTTTTTTCTCTAGCTCTTTTTCTAAGTTAGCTAAAGCTCTCCAAGCTACTTTTGCTGAGTGTAACATTCCGTCGGTATCTATCTCTCCGGCTTGGAATAAATGTCTAGATAAAGCGTCTAGCTCGTCGGTACTTTTAGATCTATCCCAATGTAAAGGTTTATCGGGGTGGTGTTGTTGGTTTCCTGTATAAGAAACTCTAGCTACCTCCGCTAAGGCTTTTGGAAAGTATTTTATTAAGCCTGTAAATATTGGGATCTGTTTTCTTTTATCTTTATTAGTTTCCATTTACCATTCTTTAGACATAAGATCTAATTTTTCTTTTACTAGATCTTTTTTTTCTTTTGGGATCCTAGATACTAATTTAACTAGAGGATCTTCTAATTTCTTTTGTAGGTTTATATATTTAGTTTCTAATCTATCTATTTTATCTATCTCCTCTTGAGTCTCCTCTACAAATTTAAAGTCGTTTAAAATGCTTATAACGTCCTCATTTGTTTTATACATATACCATTTATTATAACTGTTTATTAACGTTGCGTGATTTACCGGCCAACCTTGAGCTTTATAAAACTTGGCTATTTTTTCCCACCTCATTTTAAGTTTATCTCTAAGTATATAACAAAGTAATCCTCTATGTTCTATTACGTTTCTTTTCCTAGATTTATTAAAGAGATCTATACCGGAGATCTCTGATATTTTATTTGCTATTTCTATTGGTTTCATATTCTTAATTTAAGTAAATTGTAACATTCTATATAGCGTTGTCTTCCTTTGCCTTTGTGTTCTTTTAAAAAAAGTTCATATAGTTTCTTTGTATATTGATATTTAGTTTTACAGTCTTTTAGATATTTCTTTGCAAAGGCTTTACCTTTTCCGTAAAAGTAATTTACATTATCGGCCGTATCTCCTATTATCATTTGCTCATAAAAATTATATAAAGCCTCTTCCGGAGTTAGATCTAAAACTTCTTTTTTATTGTAGTTATATATCAAAGCGGGAAACTGTTTATAGTCTTTATCTATACTTACTATTAATACGTTTTCTCTTCCTACTTTTTTTTGGAGGTTATTCCATTCTCTAGCTACTAGATCGTCAGTTTCTAGTCCGGATCCTTGAATACTATTATAAGTTTCTTTTACGTATTTATGAAGAGGATATAATAAAGGAGGTTTCTCTTGTTTTTTTCTGTTCGCTTTATATTTAGGAGTTATTAGTTTCCTAAAGTTTCCGGCGGATCCCGAAAAAGTTAAAACGCTTTGAACGTCGTAGATCTCATCTATATCGTTTATAATCTTCATAAATTGCTCGCTATATTTATCCGTTGCATCTTCTATCTCTCTGTAATATATATCGTCGGGCTTTTCCCCGTTTACTCTTGTACGATAACAACTAGCAAAGATTAAAGAGTCAGCATCAAATAATACTATCATATATTAAGTATAATATTATTAGTAATAATCCTATGAATGATATAGCGGTTGCTTTCATAGTTTCTGAATATCTTTTATCGGATCTACCTTGTCTAGATCTATACTGTCTTGGTTTATCTATTTTTATTTTATTCATTTTACTTTCTATTCTAGTAAAGCCTTTCTCTCTAAAATAGTTCTCGTTTAAATATTCTAGATATTTCATAACCTTTGTCTTTTAAGAATTTAATATATTTTTTTTCTTTTTTAATCTCTTCTCTACAATCGTGAGTAACTTGATTTTCTATTGGGAAGTGTTCGTATGCCATAATGTATTGATTATCAATTAGTTATAATTAATTTACTCTGATAAGTTATTGACTATCAGTTATTTAATCCTCTCCTCTCTCTTCAAGCTCTTCTAAAATCTTATTAGCTAATCTAATACAAGACTTTAATTCGCCTTTTAATTGAGAGGTTTGAATTGTCTTTATTTCTTTATCTGTTAGAAACATATACGCTAATATAACGATTTATTAACAAATAATTTAATTAGTATTTAAATTAATTATTGATGCCCAATTTTCTTTCAAGAGATAAACTTCTTTTTTTACTTTTCTATTGTTCCAAATTGTAGTAGAGGGACAATATAGTTTTACCGGATCCGGCATTTCTAAAGAGTCTAACCAATACATATAGTTAGCTTTAGGATCATTAACAAAATATAGCTTTACAATATCCTCCGGAAGTTTCATTAATACGTCGTACTTATATTTTTCTAGTAGTTTCTCTTCGTAGTATTTATCTCTAAATTTCATTTCAATAACTACTTTTCTATTTTTAGGACTTAGTCCCTCAGCGTCCCAACTCTTATCTTCGTCTCCTATCCATTTAAGATCCCAACCGATTATGTTAAGGATCCCTACTACGGCCTTTTCCCATTTATGAACTTCCTTAATTTCCATTCTCCCAAATCTTATTTAAATCTTGTATATAGTTATTTATTTCTTTGGGGTTGCACGTGCAAGGATAACGTAGTTTATGTTTGTAATATTTTGCGTGGAGCTGACATACCAACTCAAATTCCGATCGGGATATGACTGACTTTTTACCCATTCGAAATTTTTTCCAATTTTGTCTATCATCTTTATTAAATTTCATTTCCGTTTTATTTTAAATTCGTTGAGCTTGCGTTTTCTATCGTCGCAGCCGCAATCGTCATAACCTAATTTATTGGCTATGTAAGTAGCTATTGTTTTGCCTTTACCAAATGTAATTATATTAATTATTTTTTCTACTAAGTCTCCAAGTTTCATAACAGATCTTTTATTTTTTCTTTTATTTTATTATAAGTATTATACAAAGAATAATAAGGGATCCCCGACTTTCTAGATAACTCAGCTATACTATAACCTCCATTTATAAGCTCGAAGACTTTACGATCATACCAATAACAATCTTCTAGCTCTTTTTGAATGAGATCCCATTTACCTTGATAATCTATAAATGAGTCAGCTTTCCCGTCTCTGTAATAATTTCTTATAATAGTAACGTTTTTATTTTTTCTTACTAGATCTATAAACATAGTTCTAAGAGTTTTAAATATATAGTAGTAATTTACGTCTGCGGATCCGTAAGATATGTCTAGGCCTTTATCTAATTTTTTCATAATCTTTATATACATTTCAGAGACTAGATCTTTAGCCGTTTCCTCATCAAGCCCAAAAGACTTAGATATATCTATCCAATCTTTATGTTTTTGATAAAGTAAGTCCATATATTTATTTCTATCCATAAACTACGCTAAAGGATCATACTGATCATTTATATAAGGTAGTCCTATTTCATTTACGGAAAAACTAAAACTCTCAAAGGCATAATTTCTAGACCTTGAACATTTAACGTTTATCTTATCTTGGTTTGACGGGTTTGTTGCTAGTTCTATTTCTGTCTCTACTTTTTTCATTAATGCGGATCCTAAATGCCCCGTCATTTTCGAGGATCCGTAATTACTATGAATAACGGTTAATATAGTACAATTATATTTAGCCGTCCATTCCATTAATTTTTGAACGGTATAGTTAGCATCTTCTAAAGAGTTTACGTCGTTACAAAGATCCGCTACTCCGTCTATAACAACCATACCTATATTATGTTTTGTTTTTAAACAATATTCTATAAATTCTATTCGTGTCTTTGGGAATAAAGATCTCAAACTATAAATATGATAGCAGCCTAGAGATCCCTCGCTCATCTGTATAATTCTACGTCCCACGCGTTGAGTATGCCAACTGCCCTGTTCGGTGTCAAAGTGGATTAAACAACGTCCGTTCCGGTGTCCTTTAATGTTACCTCCGAATCTATTTTTGCCGCTTAAATAAATTGACGCTAACAAAGATATAAAAAAAGTCTTTTTGCTTTTTGGCGGAGCTGAGATCGCAACGATATTCGTATACGTGCAAATAGGCACGGGAAGTAATTGATCCCCTTGATTTGATTTAATTAGTTTCTCTCCAAGAGATAAAGCTACCGGAGGATAGCAAAGATCCTTTTTGGTATCGACCAAAAGATCCCTCTCTAATTGTTGCATTAGTTTAGTGTTTTGTTGCATTATGTCTAAGTTAAAAAAAAAGAGGGAAAGATACGTATACCTTTACCCTC